CTCATATGTGTACTGATGGTCTTTACAAAATTGAATAATACGGTCTAATAGTCCAACGTAAATCTCTCTGGTATTTACATTGAACATGTAGATAATTCCATCCCACCACTTGTTCTTATAAGCAGGTGAGAATTTTGCATTGGGCACCTCAAATTGAAATGCGTCTCGTAATTCATAGTAGATATGAGGTTCTGCTTGAATCTGAAGAAAAACCTCATTCTTTTTAGATATAACCAAGTGTGACATTCATAACATTTCAGTTATGAGTATTTATTTTACTCAGTTGTACCCTGCGGTGAACTTCATAAAATCAATGCTATTTTTAATCTGAAATCCACGGTTATGAATAGTCTTGATGATGTCCTCAAGGAACTTCAACATCACGTTGTAATATCGAATCTTCATATCCAATTTGTTAAGTCTCTCATCGGCGTCTATATGCCTCTGTAAGGCGTCTTTGTCTCGAACCTTATATGGGAATGGATTTTCGACGTAGACCTCTGCTGGCGCCTTTCCTGTGTAGTAGTTATGGCGTTCTAGATAAACTGTACTGTATGTTTCTCTAGCACGTTCTCTTAAAAGAGTTATCATATTATGAATATTATGATATTTGGAGTGTAATTGTGGAATTTTTAAAGACTCTTCATGTAAATTATCTGGGTCAATAACCGAGTCTTTTTTCCACATCTCTTCAATTTCTTCAATGGTCATAAGGGATTGTTGTTTTTATCTAGAATATTATACACCAAATATTTGAATGTTACTTCTGCTGTTAGGTAGTTGATGTCTTGTTCTGTCGCATCAAATTCAAGGGGGGATAAGGATATCGGAAATAAGTCTTTAAATTTAACAACGGCAACATCTCTATAATTACTATTTAAAATTCTCAGTGACCCATCACTAAATGCTTTTTTGGGGTCAAGTTCATTATTCTCACTGCGAATTAACTCTTTATATTGAACAGTGGACTCTGGGAATCCTAATCCGACTATCCAATGATGAATTGCCATGTAGTTTTCCATGTTCTCATCAACAAAAAATTTTAATGTAAAATCTCCATATGAAATTTTTTCACCTGGCACATCAATATCTTTTAAATATGATGGTTGAACTGCTGTTCCTAATGTAATTTCAGGGAGCCTTGCGGATGTACAAAAAAATGATACTTTAGGTTCTTTTGATATTGTGAATTTAAAACCTATAGGTGATAGATAATTTCTATTTCCTATTTGATTACTGAACGCTGATGCCATTTTTATTGATATTTAGGTCTTGACGACAATGAATTAATAGTGTATAGTGGTCTTATGGGGGATTGGGTGTTATGAGTCTTAAAGAAATTTTGAAGGGAAATTGGGATAAATCGAGTTTTATGAAAATCTCATTGGATGAGAATATTAGAACTCAGATTGAGAATGACACCCAATTCTTAAACTCTCATTCTATTAAGGTATGGATAATAAAAAAGAGGGGTTACCCCCTCTGATGATTTGAGTCTTATATGTGACTCACATGAGATTTTTAACGGAAACGCGACGATAATAGCGGTTGCTATTAGCGGTGATGCGACCAAGACCCTGGTCAAGACCCTCCGCAAATGGGTTGGAAACAAGACCGTATCTCGTTTTGAAGCCTATCTTCGGAGCGAACGTATTTTCACCAACGGCGCGAACCATTTGGAGAGGAACATAAGGACAGTAGAATAGTCCAGCGTCATAAGGACTTGAACCCTTATAACCTACAACGTAGAACTGGTTAGCAGATACGTTTGCTGAATAAGGATCAATATAAACGCGATACTTACCTTGGAGAACACCAGCAAATGTGTTACCAGTATCATCTACCTGGAGATTTGCGTTAAGTGCAGGAGTGTAATCAAGAACACCTGCCATGGTGAGAGCAGAAGCAACGTCAGCTGAACACATAATCATATTACCCTTCCCTCTACGAGTACGCTGTGCAATTGCGTTAGCATCGCGTTCGATTTGGAAGATAAGACCCTTAAATTTCTCAACGGACCAACGACCATTGGAGTCAACGTCTAGGTCAAAAGTACCAGGAGTTGCAGTGTTGACTTGGGCTCCAGTCTCAGCAGTCTTATAAATGGTACGAATAACTTCACGGTTAATCTCAGCAAGAATCTCAGTAGAGAGAATGTTTGCGAGTTCCGCTTCAGCATTCAGACCATGAATTGCCTTAAGGTCCTGAGCGAGTTCAAGACTATATTCTGCTTTTAGAGCACGACTCTTAGCAGTTACAGTGACCTTCTCGATTGAGAAAGCCATTTGGTTGAATTGTGAACCACTTGCTTCACCGAGACTCTCAGCATCCTCAGTATCCATACCGCGACCAACGGTATAAGCAGATTGAGTTGCGTTGGAGCTTGGGTTAAGTAGACTTGGGTTGCTACCACTTTGAGCAGCAGTAGTACCGAAACCTACCGCACCGCCATCAGAGTTAGCGACATAACCTGAACCAAGTCCAGCAGCGTCGCGTGATGTACCCTGAGCAGAGAATGCGGTATCAACTTCATCGAAGAAGGTTTCAGCACCACTCTGATTGGTGTAACGTGAACGCATTGCGAAGATGAGTCCGGTAGGACCATTCATTGGTTGAACGCCACAAAGGTCATATGCAACCAAGTTAGGCATTGAACGTCTAATCAAGGAGATTAGAACTGGGTCGAAACCTTGAAGTGCGCCAGTGGCACTACCGCTCATACCAGCAACGGCGCCACTGGAAGTGGTATAGTTGGTAGGTGTTTCATAAAGGAAGGAACGCTCTTCACGTAGTTCGCGCTCTTGGTTTTCTAGCAGGATGGCGGTTACCGCTCTACGATGTGAATCTCTGATAGGGTCCATACCTTGATAGTCAAGGATAGGACTCCACTTCTCCTGCAAATATTCTGCGTTGTGCATTTGCATTTTTGTTTACCTATGTTAAAAGTTTTGTTTGACTGTATAATTTAAAAATCACTTCTTAGCGACTCTACTAAGAGTCTGAAGATATGCTTCCATCATTGGAGAAACTGCTTGAGTCTCTTCATAGGAAACTTCTTCGGATAAGTTCTCTGTATAGTCTCTTTGAGTACCAGCGTTTTTAGGGAAATATGATTCCCTTAGAGTGACTAGTTTCTCACGATAGTTTTCCTCACCATCAAACTCAACATTTTCGGCAAGAGAAGCGAGTTTGTCTTTCTGAGAGAGTGCTAGACCCTCAGCGACATCTGCAAAAATTACATCAGCAACTGACTCTGCTAATCTTCTATTCAGAGCAACGTTTCTATCAATTTGCTCGTTGAGTTTTTCTTCCATTTCATCAAGTTTATCTACCATGCTCTCGATTACATCATATCTATCTTCAGGGATTGAAACATAATGATCTTCAAAAAGACTCTTCATTCCATAGAGGAATGATTCAGTCATTTCAGTTTTAAGTCCGTGTTCAACGGCGAGCGCATTCTCTTGAATCCACTCATCGGCAACATACTCAAGGTATGCATCTACACGGTCAGTTAGCTCTTCTTTAATTACTTGAATTTCTTCAATTAAAGCATCCTGATACTCTTCTTCAAGAGTCTCTTTAATTTCACTAACTTTAGTTCTAATAGCCGCTTCAAAAATTGTGCGAGCTTTTTCTTGGAATTCTTCAGAAAGGCTTTCACCCTCAAGAAGAGCATTAACATCTTCATCGATGTCAAGTTCGTAGTCTTCTTCTACTCTTTTCTTTTTTTTGCCGTTGTTGTCATCATCATCATTATCATCATCGTCATTTTCGTCATCTTCATCATCTTCGTCATCTCCATCTGATGCCTCAGTTACTAGTTCATCATCTTCATCATAATCAGCTTCATCATATGAGGTATCATCAACTAGTTCATCTTCATCTTCAGTTTCTTCCTTAACCGCACCTTTTGCTAGGTGTGGCATAGGGTCTGCGGACTTTGCACCCTTATTGACAACATTTCTAACCTGTGCTAAAGTTGCACCAGGAGTTTTCAATTTTGCTGAGTCATCATCAGACTTATAATTTTCTGGAGTAGGTCCGCCAAGGTCTTCCCAACCTACGGATTGACCAGCAGGAATACCTGTGGTCAATTTTGGCATAGGTTCAGCTGGCTTAGCTCCTTTGGTTACTACGTTTTCCATTTCTTGTAAATTTTTACCAACGGACATTTTAGAGCGATTTGTATAATCTATATTTATTTATTAAATCAAAGATTTGAAAGAAACTCATTAAACAATGTTAATTTATGTTCTTCAAGAATTCTTTGGTCAACTAATGTGTTAATTCTTCTTTTAGTTGATTCAACAAGTTGTTCTCTAAGAATTCCTCCATCCCAAACCCACTCCTTACCTTCCATAATTCCTTGAACAAACGCATCAGGTGCAGAAGGATCTGCTACAATGTCTGCAGCAGTTGCGAGCATGAAATCCTCTCCAACAATTTTATGTCCCTCATTTGTCATTCTTAATGATCCTACACCACGAGAAGAAACTCCTAAGGTAACACCTTCACCTATAAGTGATTTTGCAATCTTACCCATTGGAGTATCTAAAAGTTGTGCTTTACCCCT